AGTATTTAGTATCATCACCAATACTGTCATCCAACCAAACTAGTTTACCATTCTCATCTACTTCTAATTGTTTAAGGTGTTTAAGGTATTCAAAGTCTGCCTTAGTGTAAGCATCACCTAATGGCTCAATAAAACTAACTTCTTCATCAAGGATGAGAGTGTATTTGTTTTCTTTAATCCAGTACAAATGATCTTTCTTCAAGCTTGCATACAAAGCATGTGTAATGCTTATATTAACACCTGATTGTAGCAAGTCCAAAAGATGAGCACCTTTAGTTTTAAAATCAACATCTGTATTAGGTGCTACAAACTTAGCATCACTACAAGCATTAACAACCCTAACTTCACTTTCTGAAAGCAATGGTGTTACATACAGAAAAGCAGTATTAGGATTAGCTTCACACCAATTCAGGACAGCAGTTGATTTACCACTACCCATTATTGAGTCTAAAAGCTCGATTTCTATAGCCATTAATTTTTTCCTTTTTACTATACTTTGTGGGTACTCTTTCTCTTAAGGGAACACCCCTACAGGCCACGGTTTATAAGGGCTTGTCAAGGCTAACCGTAAGCATCGATTTCTGTATCAACCTCTCACCCTACTAAGAATCCAACCCTTAACTTCTTTCTCAAATACACCTTTAAACTCAACCCAAGAGAACACATGTCCAGCATACTTGTGACAATCTTCAACAGTGTTAATCACTACGAAGTAAACAGAGTGTCCTGTCACCAACTTCACTCTGCCATATTGGTCTACTGAATCAACCATTGCAAAGTTATCAAGAGCAAAAGCTTCTTGTGCAAATACAGCATCAATCTTTTTGTTGAATACTTTAAGGACGTTCATTTGTCGTTACCATTCAGTATCTTAAACTGAGTCTTTACAGCAAAGGATGTGGCCGCATAGCTCACACTAGACGATAAGTGCTTAGCGATTAATTGGCACTCAAGAGGAGTAACATCCCATTCATCCAAAAATGCTGTGACTTGACCTTCAAGTCTCCATAGCAGCCCTTTCAGTGCTTCCGACTGAATCTGACCAAGCTCATTAATATGTTTCATATAAGTCTCCTTAATTTGTATAGATATCATCTCACAGTCACCCCTCAAATAGCAAGGAAATACTGCTTGCATCAAGATGGTATTATTTCAAGTGGTTAGGGGTTAACTTGAAAGGAATTCATACAATCATCTCCTTCTCACGTAGCTTAAGCTTCTGTCCCGTTGATGTGTCGATTATTTTGAATTTATTTTTCATTTCCAAACCTCGCAGAATTCTACTTCATCAACCCAAAATTCAATATCTTGTTTCTTATGATTACCCTGCATGCTTTCAGCAGCCATATTTGCTGTGTCATGGTCAGAGTAGATCCCGCAGTTTTGACGGGCATAATGATTTCCGTCCCACTCGTCACAAACTACTACATACAGTTTCTTTGTTAGTTTCATTCTACAATCTCCCAACCTTTAAGTTTTATGTATTCAAGGGTTTCATCATCGCATGGGAGGGACAACCACATTTCATCTGGTTTACACTGATAGAGATTTACAGCAAATCCTTGACGCAGAGCAATCTCAAAAGCATTCTCACAATATTTTTTAACTTTAATCATTTTAGCAACTCCTCATTGATTGATGTGCCAATCTTACCTCCATCACAAACCCCTGTCAAGCACCATTTCGAAAAATCTTCTGACAGAGTGGAGATAAATCTACCCAACAAATTTGCTAGATAAATCTACTGAATGGGTTTACCAAATGAACTTACCCAAGGTGGCTTTCCCTAGGTCGAACGCTTGAATAACATTTTAAATCATTGCTTGACACAGGGATAGTGTGTGGTAGGATTGGTGTATCTGAAGCGGAACACAATGAGGAGACAGAGATGGATTGCCCGGTTTGTGAAAATGTCCTAGTAGAAAGAAATGGTAAGTTTGGACCTTTTATTTGCTGCCCCAAAGGTAATCATGGTACATTCAGCATTCAAGGTACAAAGTTGTATTTCAAAGGGGAGATTGGAAAGGTCTTGAGGAATCAACGGACTGAAGACTTCTATTCTAGAATGCAACTGGAAAGTATTGACAGCGGTGTAGCTTTCCAGCCAACATTAACACAGCTGATGAACCAACAGATGACAATGTTTGGCTACAATGGTGCGGACCACTTGACGCAGCTTGCTGAATTCGCTATGGGGGATCCTGAAACAATGTGGGATGATGAAGAGCGTAACAACCCTGAGCATTGGTGGAATCAGAGGCCTTATTAAAACCCTTGACCCCTCACAAACAATGTGACAAGATGCTGTGACTTGCTTAGAGACGTAAGCAAATAAACTTGAATGAATTATTAATGTAATGCTATGCAGCGAAAGCTATTCGAAGAATAGTGGCTGTGGGAGAGATGGGATGAATGATTTTGATAGCAAGATTGCAGCACTGGAAGATAAGCGTAAGCCACTGTGTGCTGATCGTGATGCACTGACTGACAAGATTGTCAAGCTCAGTAAGCAAATTGACAAGCTTCGTGAACAGAAAGAAAAGGGGCAAATGAAACAAGAGATGACTCCCGAACAAGAAGTGGAATACTTCTTGTTTGAAGACGGCCTCGTCTCCGGCGAACGCTATAAAGCTCGTCAGAAATACTGGCGTGGTAAGGGTCTATGGAATTCAGGATACTTTCCTGAGCTGAACCAAGTCAATCTTAAAATGATGCTTTACAAAGGTAAAGAGGACAACCTTGAACAAACGATTAGTACTTTGGAAGAGGTCATTCCAATGCTCAAGGTTCACAAAGGTGTGAAACGTCTTGGCATCTTTGAGCACACTTGTTCTGAAGATGGTAGTTGGAGTGTAGAGATTACTGACACATCTTATGACTTGATTCTTCATCGCTACCATCGTAAGAGCACAGAGAAATCCTTTGACAACCTTCGTGCTTTGGTTGAGTATGTGCAGAAGCATCACTACTATGAAGATTCTGATAATAACGAGGATGATGAATAATGGCTAATCTAGATGGCTGGAAACCAAAGCTTGAATGGAAGAAGGAAGGGAAGAATTTCCTAGTGTCTGTGACTAAACACATTGGACATGATGGTGAGAACAAATGGTGTGTCTACCTATATATCTACTCTAAACATCCAGCATTTACACGATTCAATCGAGATGGGACAATGTGGGATCAACCTCACTTTGATTGTCATAGTTATGTAAGTTATTTTAACGCTCATATTGCTTTCAAGACAGGTGAAGTGTGTAGCTATCAGCTTGGTTGGGATTATAATCATGATGGGGATAGCTATTATTCAAGCATTGATAGTGTTGATGATGCTGGGTCAATTTTCTTTGATGCAGAGCGACTGTTTGAGCAGGCTATGAGTTGGTATGAGGAGGAAGTACAGTGAGCATTCTAAAAGACAGCCTCAAAGCACAACAAACAACGTATGAATTTAGTCCCGAGCAGATTAAACTTCTTGTGGCACTAGATCTTGGTGTAGCATCTGAGCGAGTGAGTGTTCACTATGTTATTCAAGAGGTTGGTGGTGATCCTCTAGACCGATATCGTGGGACAGATACTGTGACTAAAATTCGTGTGGTTGTGAAGTGATTGATGAACATATGCAGCAATTAAGTGAGATGGAAAATAAATTGAACGGGTGGGAGGAATTTTGATGAATTGCAAATGGAGACATGTTGACCTAGGTTGGCGTTGTGGCGCTATTTATGAAATGTGTGATGATGCTGTTCAGATTGCAAAGCTGCTCAATACACAGGTGTCGTTTACTTTCAATGGTGTTCGTATCAATGTCAGCAGTCAAAGTGATGCTGAAGACGTTTCTTTTCAAGCATTAGAAGCTGTTAAGTATGAAACTAGTGCAGTATTTGGTAAGGGATGTTATTGAATGAGTACAATCGATATCTCTCTAGGCTTTCGTCATATCTCGCCGCAAGAGCTAAGAAACTACGCCAACTTGGGCCTTATAGTGGCAGGTAATGTGGACTTGTCAGAGTTCTGTAGTAAACTATTGGAAGATATGGTAGACTCTGAAACATACCAATCAGAAGTGGATAAGGCTGTTGAGGAAGCTGAAGAATGTTCTGATAAATTGGAGAATCTTCGTGAGATGGTGAGAGAAGCTCTTGCTATTCTTGAAGCAATTTGATTAATATTCTTTGCAGGGTGTTGGAGGGGAGAAGAGCGTGAGTAAACAAGAGCGACCAGACGGAGAGTTGTTGTACCATGCTGCCTGTATTGGAGATGATTGCTCATCGTCTGATGGTATGGCAGTATACCAGAAAGAAATTGACGGAGAGAAAGTCAATGACGCATTCTGTTTTGTGTGTACAAATTATTTCAATCATTCCCAGCTAGAAGAAGTGGGAATTAAAATTAAAGAGGGGAAAAGTAAATTGACAGAGGTTGTAGATTTTTCGAGTATTGAAGCGATTCCTTTCCGTGGCTGGAAAGAACGTGGAATTGGTCAACCGGTAAGTACAAAGTATGGCGTCCATACAGAAGTAGAAAATAATTTTGATGTAGTTGCTCGATACTATCCATCTACATCTGATGGTAAAATTGTAGGGTTTAAAAAACGTTTGAACCCCAAAGACTTTGTTGGTATTGGTAGCACCAAAGCAGTAAACGAGCTGTTCGGTCAGTCAGTGTTTGAAGCTGGTCAAAAGTATCTTGTGGTTACTACAGGAGAAGAAGATGCTCTAGCTTTCGCACAAGCTCTTTACTCTAAGAAAGAAAGCACGGAGTATTGGACGCCAGTAGTAAGCGTAACCTGTGGTGATGGCAGCATTATTAAACAATTTAAAGCTAATTTTGAATACATCAACTCTTTTGATAAAGTTGTTTTAGCATTTGATAACGATGATTCTGCTCAAAAGTATGTTGAAGAAGCAGCACGCCTACTCAGCCCGGGTAAAGGATTTATCGTAAAGTTTCCACAGGGTGTTAAAGATGCATCTGATATGGTTAAAGCTGGGCGTTCAGCAGAGCTAAAACAACTCTTCTGGAAAGCCACACCATTTAGTCGAGTAGACGTTTTGCACCTTAGTCAGATGTGGGATGACTTTGAGAGTGAGGACAACAACGTAAAGATTCCTTTCCCGTCTTCTTGGTCGCATCTTAATGAGATGATGAATGGTGGTATGGAGAAAGGTGAAATTACTATCATTGGTGCTTTGACATCTATTGGTAAGTCTTCAATTATCAATAATGTTGTTTACTCATTGATTGAAAATACGCCTTTCAAAGTAGGCGCAATGTACCTAGAAGGTACAAAACGTGAAGTGGTGCGTGATCTTTTATCACTCGATGCTGGTATGAACCTACGTACAGTAAACCGTGAAAACGTAGATATTGATGCGCTTAAGAGCCGATTCTTTGAGAACCTTGCAAAGAAAGATCAGTTTGTGTATGTGGATCACCAAGGCAGTATCTCAACATCTGAGATCTTCGATAAGCTTAATTATCTTGCGAAGGCTGAGAACTGCGATGTGATTATTATTGATCCCGTGCAGGCTGGCGTTAATAGTAGTGATAATGGTGCAATCATTGAATTCATGGATACATTACTAAAATTTGCAAAGGAAACAGACACTTGTGTAGTTGCAGTAAGTCACATGCGTAAGCCTTCTGAGGAGAATCCGCACGCGGTGACGGAATATTCACTCATGGGTTCCTCAAGCTTGAACCAAATTGCATTCAACACGATTTTGTTGAGCCGGGATAAGATGAACGAATGTCCAATTAAAAAGTCAGCTACTAAACTACAGTTGGTTAAGTGTCGTCGTACTGGTAATACTGGTGAAGCTGGATGGTTGCGCTACGATCACAACACAACTCATTTATTTGCCACATCTGATCCTTATATTGAAGAGTTCTTGGAACCACCTTCTGTGGAATCATTAGAAGTACCTGCACATATGGTTGACTTTTGAAACAAGGAGGAGTAAGATCCTCCATTCAATTTAGGAGATTTTGCTTTGGAAAAGAAATTCTTTGAGGGGGATTGGATTTTTGATATTGAAACCTTCCCGAACACATTCACTTTCGCTACCGTTTACTCAAACGGTAAGGGTATGCGTGCGTTTGAAATCAGTGATCGTAAAAATGAAGTAGAGGAACTGCTTGAATTCTTTCGCAAGGTGAAATCTGCTGGTCATCGTTTTGTGGGATTTAACAACAATAATTTTGACTATCCGGTTATCCACCACATCTTACAGAAAGCTCGTAAGGTTCATGGTACTGATAAGAAACTGAAAGTAACAGCTAAAGAGCTTTATGACGTTGCAATGAAGCTTATTAACTCAAGTAAAGAGAATAAGTTTGGTTCGGCAATTAAAGAAAAAGATGTGGTGATTCCACAGGTTGATTTGTTCAAGGTTCATCACTTCGATAACAAAGCTCGATCAACCTCGTTGAAGATGCTTGAATACAACATGCGTTCTACCAATATTGAGGATCTTCCTTATCCTGTTGGTACAGTGCTTGATGATGCTCAGAAAGACGTACTCATTAAATACAACAAACATGACGTTAGTGAAACTCTGAAGTTCTATTGGTATTCATATGAGAACCTAAAGCTTCGTGCTGATCTGACGGAACAGTTTGGATTTGATTGTACCAACTTTAACGATACAAAGATTGGTAAAGAGTTGTTCATTCGTACACTGGAGAAGGAAGCTCCGGGTAGTTGTTACAGGAAAACGGAGTTTGGTAAGGAAGTACGTCAAACTAAGCGAGACAAGATTGTAATTAAGGATTGCTTGTTTCCGTATATCAAGTTTGATCGTCCAGAGTTTCAAGCTGTACACAAATGGTTTCAAGATCAAGTCATCACTGAGACTAAAGGTGTATTCAGTGATTTGATGGAGCATCAGCTTGGAGATGTTGCCAAGTACGCTGAAATGGTCGTAAAGAAAAAGAAGCTGTCTGATCCTGTAGATAAAAAGAACAAACGATACGTCCCATCTGAAGAAGTTATCGCTGAGAAGCGTAAAGAACAGCCAATGGGTTGGATTGAAGAGAAAGAGCTAAAGTCACCTAAAGGCGCTAAGAGTTATTATTGGTGCTGGAATGTTGCTGAAACTCTAAATGTTATGATTAACGGGTTTCGTTATGACTATGGGGTTGGTGGTATTCATGGTGCAACACAAGGCACTATTCGTAGCACTGAGAAGCGTAAGATTCGAACTCTTGACGTTAAAAGCTACTATCCAAATATGGCAATTGCTAATCAGATTTATCCTCAACACTTGGGTAAGACTTTCTGTAAAGTGTATGCTGATTTGTACATACAACGGACACAGCAACCAAAAGGTTCAGCAGCTAACGCAGCCCTGAAGCTGGCACTCAATGGTGTTTATGGTGATAGCAATAATGAGTTCAGTCCGTTGCTTGATCCAGCCTACACAATGGCTATTACAATCGGTGGTCAGTTGTCTTTGTGCATGCTTATGGAAAAGTTGATTGATCATTGTGATGCTCGGATCATCATGTGCAACACTGATGGTTTTGAATATATCATTGATGTTGATAAATTCGATGAGGCTGATAAGTGGGTGAAATGGTGGGAGGATCTGACAAAGCTTCAAATGGAAGGTGACTCTTATAATCAAATGTTCATCCGGGACGTGAATAATTATATCTCTGTTACTGAGTCTGGTAAGGTGAAGCTCAAGGGTGCATATGAGTTTATGGATTTTGATAAACTTGGCTGGCACAAGAATCATTCAGCGATGGTAGTTCCTATGGCCGTGAAAGCCCATCTTATTGATGGTGTTGACTTTGAAGAGTTTATTCGTCTACATGAGAATAAGTTTGACTTCATGTTACGTACAAAAGTGCCTCGTAGTAGCAGTTTGGTAATTGTTGAGGATAGTGAAGACATTCCACAGCAGAATATTTGCCGTTATTATCCGGCAAAAGAAGGGGGTAAATTGATTAAAATCATGCCACCTTTGGTAGAGGGTGGTGAGTATCGCAGGCTTGGTATTGATACAGATTGGAACGTTAAAACATGCAATAACATTAATGACTTCTCTTGGGGAGTTGACTATAAATATTACATTGATCAGGCAGCTAAACTAATTGAAGCAGTGTCGGAGGATGTAACTGATAAACAAGGTAAGAACTGTGAAAGAAGTGTGGAAACCGATTCAGATTGATTTGGTACAAGACAGATATGCAATTAGCACTCATGGACGAGTGTTTGACGTACAACAAAAGAAATATTTGAGCTGGTCAGATAATGGGGGAGGGTATAAAATTGTAGGGCTTCAGCGGAAAGATAAAAGTAATGTCGCAATTCGTTATGTACATCGCTTGATTGCTATTGCATTCCTTGAGAATCCTGATAAACTACCTCAAGTTGGACACAAGGATCATACACGAGCTAACAATTTTGTTGATAATTTGTACTGGACTACACAGAAGCAAAACACAGCAGATGGTATTGAGGCTGGTAGGATTAACGCAAATCGTCCTAAGACAAACCGTAAGGTAACTCCAGCTCAAATTTGTGAAATTGCTTTGCTTTCACATAAAGGAAAAGGTGTACACGAGATTGCAATTATGCTAGACTTCCCACGTACAACGATTTCTAGTGTGTTTAATGGGCGTAGTAGTTGGGAACTTTTTGAGTTTGCAAGAAAAGAAATTGAAAATACCGCTGTACAAACCCAATAAATCATGCGAAAATAGATAGTACAAATTAAATTGTAAAGGAGAGAAGAGATGAACGAAACATTTACTGTTGTAGAAGACGGTAATATTCCTGAGTGGCTTCAAGTTGCCTACGAAGAAGGCAAAACAATTCAAGTGAAAACTTCGATTGGTTGGATTAGCCTTGAGGATGAAGATGTTGAATTTCGTAATACTTTGACTTACCGTGTAAAACCATAATCTAGGAGAAATAAAATGCAAACTAAAATCCAATACACCGTAGCAGATGACACCACCATCTATGCAGAAGTTGAAACACGCGAACAAGCCCGCTCGTATCTTCGCGACTTGAAAGCTAACGGGAATAAGTCTGTGAAGATTTATCAAGAAGAGTTCGCTCGTATTGCTAGCAAACAGGTGCGTTAATATGGGCAGCGTAACATTAAAAGATTCTGTAGAAAAAGTTGGTGATGCATCAATTTCCACTGTAGAATATGTCTTCTCAGATATTCAGGACTTTTTGCTTTGGGAATCTAGTAAACGTGATGCTATGAATCAAGCTGTAAAGAGCTTTGTTGATAGTCAATTGTTTGGTGGGTATGAAGAGCCTGTTGAAGAGGTAGATTCTGCCGCATCTGCTGTAGTGGATATTAATGTTAAAAAGAAGGAGACAAAACATTGAGTAAAAGTAAAACTGTAAGCTTCCCACTATTTGGGATTCTAGGGCTGATCTTTGTAACATTGAAATTGGCTGAAATTGGTGCTGTCGCTACATGGAGCTGGCTCTGGGTGCTTAGCCCATTTTGGTTGCCACTTGCTGTAGTGTTGAGTATAGCAGCGGTGGTTGGATTGATTGCAATTACGATTGCATATTTGGATAAGAAGTAGATAAAGAATTTGTGAGAAATCACAATGTTGCCAAGATGGCAAGCGATGTAAATGTAAGCAATAATTAAACTAAAATTGAAAAGGTAA